TAACTGGTCTTGTTATAGCTGACATGATACGCATCCTTCCATTTCTGTTCCTTCTAGTGCATTCTGTCTAATGCGAATGTAGTAAATTGTTTTGATACCCTTTTTCCATGCGTAAATCTGTGCCTTGTTTACGTCACGAGTGGTAGCAGTATCCTTAAAGAATAGTGTCAACGATAGTCCCTGGTCAATGTGCTGCGTTGCTGCTGCATAGACATCAATAACTTTTTCTGGACCAATCTCATATGCATCCTCAAAGTATTTGCGGTTATCGTTCGTTAGATATGGTGCAGGGTAGTAAACACGACCAAGCTTTCCTTCTTTACGAATCTCAATCTGAGAAGCAATAGGATGAATAGAGCTAGTACTATTGTTAATGTAGCTAATTGATCCTGTAGGTGGAACTGCCTGTAGGTTCTGGTTATAGATACCGTGCTTCATTACGGAAGCCTTTAGTTCTTCCCAGTCCTTTTTCTTAGGGATACGAATCTTTGCATCCTTAAAAATCTGTGCAACCTTTTCTGTAGCTGGCTCCCACTTCTGTTGGGTATACTTGTCAAAGAAAGATCCATCTGCATACTTAGACTTTTTAAATCCATCAAACGGTAAGCCAGTTTCAATAGCAATCTTATTAGATGCTTTTAGGGCGTAGTACAATACTGTCAAGAAATAGATATTGGTGAAGTCAACTGACTGCTCATCACCATAGTACATTTCTTCCTTGCCAAAATATCCATGTAGGTTCATCTGACCTAGACCAATAGCACGAGACTTCTTGTTGCCCTCAGCTACAGACATTACAGAATCAATGTAAGATTGCTCAGACACAGAAGTAAGTGAGCGAATGGCAACCTCAATAGTCTTTTCAAAGTCTGGAGATTGCATGGCTTTGGCGATGTTTAGTGAGCCTAGATTGCAGGAAATGTCTTTACCAATCTTTTTATAAGACATATCATTGTTGTATGTAGTGGGTGTGTTTACCTGCAAGATCTCAGAGCAGAGATTAGACATGTTAATACGACCATCAACTGGGTTCTCCCTGTTTACTGTGTCTTCATAAACAATGTAAGGATATCCTGATTCAAACTGCAGCTCTGCAATTTTTTCAAATAGTTCACGAGCCTTAATTTTAGACTTACGAATACGTGGATCATCTACCATTTCGTGGTACAGCTCTGTAACAGAGATGTCACTCATTGGCTTTCCATATACTCTCTCTACATCGTATGGTGAGAATAGGTACATGTCTTCATTAGTCTTAGCTAGTTCAATAGTGATGTCTGGAATAACTACCCCCAAACTTAGTGTCTTGATGCGAGTTTTTTCATCAGCGTTTTCCTTTTTAGTATCCAGGAACTTCATAATGTCTGGGTGGTGAGCGTTTAGGTAAACCGCACCTGCACCCTGACGAGCACCTAGCTGGTTGGCGTAAGAGAATGCATCCTCAAGCATCTTCATTACTGGAATAATTCCAGAAGACTGGTTTTCAATTTTTTTAATTGGAGCACCGTGCTCACGAACATTTGTAAGGTTAAGTCCTACACCGCCACCACGCTTTGATAGCTGCAGGGAGGAAGTCACTGCACGTGCAATTGATTCCATGTTGTCTTCAACACGTAGCAGGAAGCAAGAAACAAACTCTCCACGCTGCTTTTTACCTGCATTAAGAAATGTTGGAGTTGCTGGCTGGAAACGACCAGAAATAATTTCTTCTACTGTGTCTTTTGCAATCTGCTCATTGCCACGAGCAAGCATAAGAGCATTCATTACAACACGATCTTCAAACCTTTCTAGGTAACGCTCTCCATCAAAAGTTTTCAGGGCATAGGATGTATAAAACTTATAGGCTCCAACAAAGGTAGGGAATCTAAACTTGTATGAGTAGGTGTGCTTAAACAACTCTTTAATAAACTCATCAGAGTACTGCTTTAGAACAGCCTCATCATAGTATTCATTTGATACCAAGTAGTGAAGCTTTTCTTCAATTGAGTGAAAGAATACGGTGTTCAGGTTAACGTGGTCTAGGAAATATGCCTTTGCAGCCTCCTTATCCTTTTCAAACTGAATCTTATTATCTGCATCATACAGATTAAGCATTGCGTTTAGCTCATGATAGCTATAGCCATTATTCGTTGTCATACAACATCCTCATTCTTTCTTTTACTTTATCTACGTCTTCAGGTGTGCCAAATATTTCTACCCTGGCAATAACTGGCACTCCAGTTTTTCTAGAAATTAACTCTGCTGCTTTGCAAAAGTTATCTCCAAAGTTTGTGTTTCCAAAACCTACAACTCCACGTAGCAGGTCTCTATTTTGTGGAACGTTTAGGAATCTTCGAACTTGTCTGGGAATCGCACTTCGTTCGGATCCTCCACCATAAGTCGGAACAAAGAGTATATAAGGAGCAGTGGCAATAGGAATACTATCCCCAGCCCTAGGATCAATAGGGATCCTAATATCATTAAAGTTTCCATCATTTATCTTTTCTACGAATCTCTTTGTGTTCCCTGAGTAATTTGAGAAGTAAACTACATTGATAGACAAAACTCAAAACCTCTCTGCTTAGGGGATAGACAAGGGGAGAGACCAGAAGCCTCTCCCCAAGATCTATTTTACCACATTTTTATTATCTAATTAGCTTTACCTTTTTAGTTGGGTTAGCTCTATTCCACTTGCGAGCAAGCTTGTTGTGCTTCTTTGTAGCGGTAGCCAATGCAGCCTGTGCTGTTGCCAATGATGCAGAAAGAGCTGCAACCTGGTCAACTAGATTTGCAACTGTAATGGTGTTCATTACAGAAGTAATTGGCTTTGGCAAGCCAGCAACAGCTGTTGCCGAAATGCTAGACTGCACTACAGCAGTTCCAGCAATTGCGGAAGCAGTAAATGTTGCCTTGTATACCTTGTCAGCAGTTACGTAAGAACCAAAAGCTCCTAGTGTACCTGAACCAACAGATGCATTTGTAATGCTTGCATTTGTTACTACGTTACCAAAGACATCTGTGGTAGTTGCAGTTACTTCTGCAGTGCCGCCAAGGTTTGCAACCTTTGGTGCAGTAACAAACAGGTTGTAAGCAGGACCAGCGTTACCCTTTACAAAGTAAGTGTTGGTGTTGCCGTTTGCAGACACAACAACAGAACCAGTTTCAGTGCTTGTTGTGAAAACAAAAACATCTGCAGTTGTACCAGTACCAGTTGGGATTGTTACTGTAGATACTCCAGAGTCGACCTTTACGATGGTAGAACCAGAAGTCACAGCTGTGACAATCTTTGCATTGGTAGCAGTTACTACAACATTGCTTCCAGCAGTTACACCAGTCAACGCAATACGAACTACGTCAGCAGAGCTTACGTCGTTGTCGGAAGGAACTGGGAGAGCAATTGCTGTTGCAGAGGAAGTTCCTGCTGTTGCAGGGCTTGCGCCAGCAACGGTTAGTGTAGCTGTTGATGCGTTAGCAGGACCAGCAACTAGCATGGTTCCTACAAGTGCTACTGCTGAGGCAATAGCAATTAGTGGCTTCTTTAACGAAGTCATATTTTATTCTCCTTATTGTTTTTATTAGATTAGATTGAATCTATCCAAAAAGTCACGCACGTCATCAGGCATTTCTTTTCCCTTAGATTCTACCATATCTTCTTGCTGCTTGTCAAGACCTCTTTTGGAAGATCCTGCCCAAGTGTGAACCTCAACTTCAAGGTTTAAATCTTTTGGCGTGTGGCTGATGGCACCAAATATAGCACCACAAACAGCATCTGCCAAGTCCTTTGAGCTTTTTCTTGGGTGGTCTACCCTATTACCTTTCATAATCTTAAGTTCTGTAAGCTCATCGAACAAAAGATCAATTGCTGGCATAGCCAGTCTTTCTTCATACATCAGCATTGCCATATCTTCATAATGCTTTTTAGCTACAGAAATAGTTTCAGTTTTTATGCCAACAGCCTTTAGCTCATTTTGAATATCAAATGACTGCCAACGGTCAAACGAAACCATTCCAATATTAAAACCCTGTCTTCTTAGATTTTGAATCCATTGCTTAACCTCAGAAAGATTTACAGGACCTTCAATCTTTGGTTCCCAATATACTACTGCATCTACGACTACTACTGGGACTACCTGTTCATAGTCTTTCATAACTTGAACTGATACCCACTTTTCTACGTGAGCTATTGCTACTGCACACTTGTCATGCTTTTGTGCAAGGTCAGCATGAACGTAATAAACTTTGTCTGGATTTGGTTTAAATGCATCTTCAAATCTTTTAGCAGTATCAATTGGATTACGAATTGTCATACAAGCACGGACCTTATCTCGCTGCTTAAAGAATGCATCAGATGCGAATGTTGGAACACAGGCAAAGCGCTGCATAGCGTCTCCAACATCTGTATAAAAAGCTAGCTTGAAGTCGTCAATCTTTCTTGTTGGGTTTACTACCCAGGTAGGACGCTTGATGGCAAACATTCCTGGAAACTTGTAAGAAAGAATTGTGTCTTCTTCCCAACTAATCTCAAAAGAATTTCCTTCAGTGTCATCTGGCAAATCTGGATTCATAATAAACTTATGTGTCTTTGTTATTACATCTTTTTCTGCAACAACAGCATCATATCTTTGTGAAATAAAGTCTCCTGGGAAACGTGGAAACGATAGCAAGGCTACCTTGCCTAGGTCTGGAAAACGTGAGTCTACTGATGCACGGAACGCTTTGTATATGTTGTCTGCTGTTTTACCCTGATCGTTACCAGTGCCAATCTCTTGTGCAAATCCTGAAATCTCATCAAGTACCGCCAGGATTAAGTTAAGTCCCTCGTGAGACTCTCGTTCAGAGTGTCCAGAATAAACAGTGATTGATTTGTTAAACTCAATAGACTCAGCTTTAGAATAAAATTTTCCTGCAAACCAAGGTGAGTTTTCTATTTTATTTTTGAAACCTTTGAAGAAAACGTTCTTAGCCTGTTGAGCATTAATCGCCACGTTAATAATATCAATCGCATCGCCACTTGGCTTTCCAAAGTATTTCGCTGGGTCCTTAAGACAAAGGAGCTTGTATACGATGTAAGAACACGCAACAGTAGACGTAAAATCCTTGCCAGATCCTTTACCAAGTTGAAGAATAATTTCATTCTTTGTGTACTTTTTGTAATATTTTGCACCTTCATCACTTCCCATAATGTCTACCAGATCTTCTTGTCTGTAGATCTGGCTCATTGCCTCAACAATATCATACTGTATGTCTGACAAGGGTGGCTGACCCAGAAAGTCTTCACCTTCAACAAACGTCTTAGCGTCTACTGGAATCTCTTCAAAATTTTCATTCTTTAATGCTTCAAAGAATTCATTAAACATTGTTGTGGACAACTGTAATTACCTCACCCTTCTTGGCCACCTGAGATAGT